GTTACCCATGGTCGACAGCATGCTGAGTTCCAGAGGCTCCCCCGAAGGGAGTTTAGTCTGGGCACACCGTAGACTGTTGAGCACGACGAAAGCGTCTTGCGTCAACATGGACCTCATCATAGTAAGTGACATTGAGTCACTCGCACTAGATAAGTCGACCGTCCCGAAGCTCTGTTTTAGAGAGCCCACGCGAGCTAGTTCCCTGTTAAGGGTGGCTTGACTATCGATGTCGAGCCCCCAGTCTCGCAATCCGCCAGCGATGCACCCTCCGATACCAAGCTGAAAGAACATCAGCAGGCTCGGTTCTGTGCATGTGGTTCGGCTTATGTCTGCGTTCTTCTTGACCGTAGACAATAGGCTACCTGCTACCTCAGTGAACCCATGACGGCTTTGACGCAAAATCTCCGCGTCTCGCCACATTGGGCTAGCACTTACAAGCCGCTGATAAAGCGGTACAAGGAACCTGGTCTGATGCGTATACGTAAGGGTTGAATCAAAGTGCTTCGTGTAGAAGTCTTTGCCCCTTGCGCCAACGGAGGAACCTGGACCGGCTTTCGCGTTTCGATAAACGCGTTGCCAGTCAAAGATGCCTTTTGCGCTGGTTGAGTGGAAGAAGTGGTACAGGTACTTTCGTACCTCGCCAATCATCATCCGTTCCCATTCATGCATGTTTCCAGCCCTGTATTGTTTGCACTGTTCGTTAACAGATACAAACTTGGAGATCGCCAGTGCGTCGGCCTTGTCACTCCCTTCGTCGCTGAATTTCTTCAGTAACGAGGATAAGAGGGATTTAGCCGCCACCGACTGAAACTCCGGCCCTAAAAGAGGGCCCGACAGGTCTTGTTGCAGGTGTGAATAAAGAGCACGAGCGTTAACTGCCACGTTTCTCTACCTCACGATCACAGGAGAAAATTCTACGAAACCAGGGTTAGTACCCCAGAACCGTAGCCGTCACGTCCGACAACCACTGACCGGCTTCGGGAGAAACCCGACTGGCGATAAAGCCAGCAAGAGCCATCAACAGGTATCGGACCCACTTCCGCTCAGAACCGGTAAGCTTCACAGCGAACCGGACTTAACGGAGTCCCCCCACCCAGCAGACTGCTGAGAAAGGGAACCAATGTGGAGCGAGAGGGCGGCCGCAACATTCGCGAAGTCATACGACTCCGCGCCTGCCGGACACTCGATCTCGGTGCGAATAAGCATAACTCGCGACGGCTGGTTAGCCGCCACGATGACACCCTTTCGGGTAATCTGCTTATACTTATTCACCGGCACTTCTGCGATCTGGCCGTTCAATCCCAGCTGGCCCAAGACCTTAATGATCTTGGCCTTCCAGAACGAAACGGTGAACGGGTCGGCAGCGGAATGAACTCGGACACCCGCCTGGGTGCCACCGAGCGCATTAATATACCACTGCTTCGCGTTCACATCCGGCGACTGGTCAACGGTGACCGTATACGTCGGACTAGTGAGGCCGGTCTGGGCAGTGCCCGTCACGGGCGACGAGAGCAAAATGCTCATATGTGAGCTCCAACTATTTCCTAGCCATGTAAAAGGCGGCTAAGTTGCCTTGAAGACGTGCGCGCCTGTACGAACAGGGAAGTCACATTCGCCAACTT